TCGACCCTTCGGGATTTAATTATATAGATGTTATGGCAAGAAGTAGTTATTCATATATGGCAAGAAGTAGTTATTAGTTATGGCTAAATGTAGTTATTAGTTATGGCTAAATGTAGTTATTTGAGATTCTTAGTTAAGGCTATTGACATATAAAGCCATATGATGTAATATAGAGACAGAAAGAAGGGATTATATATGAGTAAGAACACACTAGAAAATAAAGTAATAGCAATGTCTAACATCTTAGCAAAAAAGAATACATACTTCACTACTACACAACAAAAGTTATTTTATGTAAGCATTGCTTCACTAAGAAACGGAGTGAATATCCATGATGAAGTAGAAATCAATAAACATGAACTACTTGAATGTTTAGGAATGGAAAACGACAGCAACCGTTATACTAAACTAAAGAAAGAACTAGACCAACTAATAAGCAACTCTTTTATAAGGTTTGAGGACGAGGACGGTTACTCTAGTGGTAATTTAATCTATAACACAAGGATATCAAGAAATACTGTTTATATTAGATTTAACAACTATTATTTGCCACTAGTGCAGAACTTATCAGATAACTTTGTTAGATTCCTAAATGATGATTTGGTAGGTCTCAAGTATAAAGACTCTATGATGTTATATCAAAATTTAATGAAAGATAAATGGAAGATGTCCTGTACTGACTTCTTAGGTATTGACTACTCTACAAAACAGTTAAAAGATATGTTCGGATTAACTAAAGAATCATATGTGAATAAGAACGGAAATTTCAATCGAGCGGACTTTGAAAGAAGAACGCTAAACAAAGTTATAGAAGAACTAAACAAGAAGTCTAAATGTATCAATAATCTATGCTATGAGAAAGTGAAAGAAGGGAACAAGGTAAAATGCTACAAATTTACCTTCGATTATACAGACCATCAAAAGTTTAGTAGTGGTAAGCGTTTCGTTGTTGCAGATAACAAGAAAGAAGAAAGCGACGGATTGAACGGTTTACATAATGAGTTAGGCAGATTATTAGAAAGCCTATAATTGGTGGGATTAGTTCTCACCTTTTTATATACCTGTCTATAAGCCCTATATAGCCGTTCTAAGCGTTGTTTATATCCTATAGGCACAATTTACCATATTTATAGTAAAGTCGCTCATAGGCTTAAATATGGGGCTTTATTAGGTGGTGTAAATATTGCTATATGGTGGTGTAAAAATTCCCTCATAAATTTTAATTATATGCTTGACATATGCTAGATATAGAGTATAATTAGGGTTGTAAAGAAAAGAGGTATACAGATATGGAAAACATCAACTTAGAAGAAATCGTAAGAAAGACACAAGAAAACATGGACATCAAAAATCAAGTGCAGTTTGAAAGCCTTGATTATATGAGAAGTAGCGCATACTTTGTTGACTGCGTGAAGCATGAACTAAACCATGTAACATTCGCATTAGAAATTGAAATGACTAACGAACTATTAGACAAGTTAGTAGAAATGTTTTTTGAAAAGGTATATTATTAAAAAGGAGATATAGAATTATGACTAATGAAGAATTATTGAAAACATTAAATTTTAGAGAAGTAAGCGACATCAAACACAAGTTAGCCGACAAGTTAGAATCATCATTGATAACTAACGGCTTTGGCTATAGACTTGCAAAAATCCAACTCAAGAACGAAAACTTCAAAATTAATCAAGTTTACGATGTGGAGTTCCGTTTAACATTTGTAAACCTTGTAGGGTTAACCCCTAAGGATATGAGCAGACTTACAAAAGTACTTGTTGAAATGTCTGCTGAGGTTGAAAAGGTTAACAATGAATATAAAGGATTTAAGTTCATATTCTAGGAGTGTTGAATCACTCCTTTTATTTTTTTAAAAAAAGTTTAATAATATGGTTGACATAGTTATAAAGTCGAGTATAATTATAAGTGTAGAAAAGGAAAAGGGAAGAACCCTTAGGAGGTAGAATTATGAAAGTAGAAACTTATTTCAAAAAGAACGGTTGTATTTACGGAGTTAGTGAAAAGTTCAATTTTGGTAGACTAACAGGGTACTCAAGAAAGTTTGATAGCATGGAAAAAGCCAACGAATGGTTGGCAACTGAGGAAGGCGACTTTAGAACTAGAAGCCTTGTTTCAAAAAGTTATGCTAAAAGATACGGATTAAGAGAAGACTAAGGAGGAATGAAAAAATGGTATCAGAAAGTCAAAAAAGAAGTGCTAGAAAGTATCAGAAAAACAACACTAAGTTAGTTAGTGTTAGAGTGAATAAGAAGTTAGAACCCGAGGTGCTCGAATGGCTCGAAAGCAAGCCATCTATGGGTGGCTACATTCTCGAACTAATCCGAGAAGACATGGAAAAGGAGTTGATGTAGTGTGATTGTTTCAGAAGTAGCAAAAAACAAAAATGATGAGTACTATACCCCATCATATGCTATAGAACCAATAAAGAAGTATGTCAAGGAAGGCTCGGTTGTGTGGTGTCCGTTTGACACTGCACAAAGTCTATTTGTAAAGGAATTTAAAGATATGGGCTGTAAGGTCATTTTTAGCCATATAGAGAACGGAGAGGACTTCTTCACAATGACTCCCCCACCTCAAGTATTTATGTATGCCATCATATGTTACCAAAGCAAATTATTTTTGAGGAAATTAACAAATAAGTGTTGACATACATATATATAAGAGTATAATTAGAAGTATAGAAAGGAGATATAAGAAAATGAAAATTATTAGAAAAGAAAACGAAAACAGAACAATGAGATATGAGGTTGTATTAATTGGTTATGACTTAGAAGGGTATCTTACACAATACCCACCAATCCTCGAAACGAATGATAAACATGAAGCCTTCGAATTCATGGGAGCGGTAAAGGAAAAGGAAAATAAAGAGCCGTACTGCAACTATGAAGAAGTAAGAGTGCTAGACCGTGATGAATGGGTTGCTAGAATGAGATTATATTAGGAGGTATGAGCCATGAAAGAATATTTGGTGGAAGCCATTAAAGAAGAAAATGGCGCTGTTGTAGAAAGTTGGGACTTGTTTTCATACTCTAATATGAGTGAAGCCATCGCATGGGCGAGAAGTGTTGCCCACGGTTCATCTGACATCAATCCTAAACTTATGGGATATGATTATTTACTAGTGCATGAAGTAGAATTAGATGACGAGTACGGTTCTCCTGTCGGTTGTGAAGAAATCGCAAGCTTTAAAGTAAAATAAAAAGGGGTTGACTTTATGCCAACCCTCTTTTTTTATGCCTATTTTTTTGTACCTCTTAATAACCAATCCCACGTGTTGCGTCCTACAATGCCATCTGCCGTAAGTCCTCTATTCTTTTGGAATACTTTAACGGCTTTTTCAGTGCCTCCACCAAAAATTCCATCGGTTGAAATGTGAAAGCCTACGCTATTCAATCTTTCTTGAATTAGGCGAGTGATGTTGCCCCTTGCTCCTCGTTTGACTGTTACACAAGCGCCAAGGGTTTTTGAGCCTCTTAAGCCGTCAACAACTAAGCCTTTATGGAACTGCGCGTTCAATTCTTTCTGTAGACGTGCCACCCACTCGTCATAGCCGTTTTTATGCCCTGTAGGCGTTGTTTGAGTATGAACAGGTGTATTTGTATTAGTATTAGGAATCTGCGCTGTAGAGCCATTTAAACGCGATTTGAAAGCATTCCACGTATTGTCGTTTAATAGGTCGTTGCAGTTAGGACACGCCTTGCCGTTTACGTCGTAATGTCTAATAACTCGGTCTAATGGAATGTTGTATTTCTGTATTAATACTTTACCGAGTTCAATTGCATTGTTCATTGTGGCTTCTGAGATGGCTACAGTGCCGTCTTTTGTTGTGTCACACATCTCGATACTAATAGAGTTTGAGTTAGTGCAAATCTTATATAGTGGGTGATGAGCACTCTGACACTTGCCACCAACTGCATACGCTACATAGTTGTCATAGACTGACTGCGTAACGCTATCATCATCTACAAAGTAATGAGAACTCGCTTTTACTACATTGTTATGAAAGTAGTTACCATTTCCCTCATCGTGGTCTCCATCATTACTAGTATAATGATATACAAGATATTTTATATTACCTGTATTTCTCTTTCCTCCATAGTTTGCTCTGTTTGCAATATTTGTTTTAAAGATATATCCCATAAAATAACCCCCTTTATCCTTCTAAATGTGAAATTCTGCGCTCATGGTCATCAAGTTCTTTTGAGTGTGCGTCAAGTCGTGTGTCCTGTCTTTTGTTGTCTGTAATCATGTATTCAATAGCGCTTGTTAGTTTTGTAATACTGTTGTTTAATTTAATGACAGGCGTCACCACTCCTAATAGTGCGCCTACACCAATTATAACAGTGTAGATTGCTTGTGCCTCGTTCATAACTTATACACCTTCTTTTTCTTCACCTTCTACAAACCTAGTGAAGGCTTGGTGTAAGCCTGTAGACGCTAAGCCCATCAATGCTCCATAAACAATTGAATTGACTGACACGCCACTTACAATAGCGTTCATCACTGCTCCGACCACTGCCAAAATTGTAGGGATGTACTTATTAGGTACAAAGTCAAATGATGTTTTGAGAATGTAGCCAACAACTAAACAGGCGACCATAACAACCAAAACAAAATAATTTGTTAACTGCGTAAAATCCATAATTTATTTATCCTCCTTAATCTGCATTAATTCTTCATACTGCGCTTGCGAAATTCTGCCACCTAGCAAATATACATCAAGAAAGTTCTTATTTTCTTCTGTCAAGCCTTCTCGTCTAATTCTTAGTTTCATCAATCTGTAAATCATCGCTCACTCCTCCTAACTGTTCTAATAGAATCGAATTATACTCTGCTTTTAGGTATGCTTCCTCTAATAGCCTGTCTTTATTGATAGGCTCGAAGTCTTCTTTTGATAGCCCTAGTTTCTCTATCATCTTCTTCTGTAAATCTGTCATTATGCAACCTCCTTTAAAGAAACAACGTATTGAATATCACTAGGCACTGCCACTTGGTAGCCGTCACCGTTCGAGTTCTTGAAAGTCAATGAGCCACCACTCTCGGCCTTAAAAGGTTCTTGGAAGGTGTCTTCGATAATGTCTGAGATGTCTGTTACGATTGGTTCTGCAAGTTCATAATAGAGGTATACACCATTTAATGACTCCTTAAATGAATCTACATCTGAGTAAGATGAATCGTTTATTTGGATTGACTGCGATAATTGTGAAATTGCTTTATCCATTCCCTTATAAGCATTAACCCATGGGGTGTCAGGATATTTACTGCATAATAAATTATTCTTTTTACTAAATGCGTTTTTACCCACTACATCAACATCATTTACACCCATGCTCTTTAGTTCACCCTCATTGTAAGGATAATAGTCGTTTGGAAACATTGCTTCGAACTCCTCTACAGTTGAAGGCTCGTTTCCACTGCCGAACATTTTGGTTAAGTTTACAATGATAATTTGGATTTTAACATCATTAAATACTGCACCGGTTTCAAACCCCGCGATACCTGTACTATATCCTCGTTCTAGTTCCTTTTCATTTTGACTATATATGGCAGAAGTACTTCCACTTGCTATAGGTTCTAGACCCACACTTCTGCTTAGCCATCCATAGTAAAATGATATTTTATCATCATTTTTTAGCATAGTCATTTTAATGTAGAATTTAGCAACAACATTCATTGCATTTGTCATCTGTGAAAAGTTAATCCGTTCTTGTGTAGCCGTTCCGTTTAACGTTATGACGTTGTCTACATAAGTAGCAGTTACTCCGTTGCTTTCTGCCTCGCTTAATTCTGTAAATAATTGATTATATACAATAGTTCTACCACCGATTGAATTTACTGCACCTAGTTTAGCGCCACTTGGCACGGTCTTTTGATAGGCTTTTTCCTTGTCGTTCTCAAATCGATATGAAATGCCTTTGTTTAAATCCCATAAAGACGTTAGACTTCTAGCGTTCTTATCGCTTAGTTTTATATTGCCATCAAGGTCTTCTCTTAACTTAGTTATAACGCCTTCCCTTTTTGCTTCTGCTTCCTGTCGTGCAGTTTCAGATGTTACACGTTCCTATTCAGCGGTTACCCTTAGACTTTCGTTGTCTGCCCTAGAAGTCTCAGCGTTTATTCTGTTGGTTTCTGCTTCACTTCTGAGGCGTTCTGCTTCTGCTCTGTTAGTTTCTGCCGTTGCTCGTGCAGTTTCTGCACTATTTCTAGCAGTTTCAGCACTTGCCCTTTCTGCTTCTGCGTTGGAGCGTTCCTGTTCGCTCTGTATGCGTGTTTTTTCAGCGTCTGAGCGTGTTTCTTCGTTTGCTAGTCTTATACCCTCAGACTGTCTTCTTAGGCTCTCATACTGCGTTCTTTCGCTTTCTGCGTTAATGCGTGAAGCCTCATTATTGGAGCGTGTTTCTTCTGCACTTGTTCGTGCTTCTTCTGCCTGTTCCCTGTTGACTTCTGCTTCCTGTCTAGTAGCCTCGTTGGAAGCCCTCGTTTCCTCTGCACTAGTTCTTGCTACCTCTGCACTTACTCTATTTGTCTCATTTTCGGCTCTCTGTGCTTCGTTTGCCTGTCTTGCCTGTTCTTCTCTTACCCTATCGGTTTCAGCGCTTAGACGTCCATTTTCAGCGTTTACGCGTGTAACCTCGTTTTCCTGTCTAGTTGCTTCATTGCTTTCAAGTTCTTTTTTAAAACTTATTAATTCATCATAGATTATCTTAATGTTAGGGTCTAACTCTACTTTTTCGATACTTCCTACATCAATATCATTTTCGTTTATGGTTGCTATGATTGGGTCTGAGATACTGACACGCTCTGCGTTTGTAATGTTGCCGTCTTCGTTTACTGTGTATGATTTGCATAGCGTATACAACATCCACGTTCCAACTACCTTTGTAATTGCTGTCCCTACTACGAATCTATTGTTGACTAGAGGAGTTACACGAGTTATGTTTTCCTTCTTCTTTGGGTCGTAAGTCTTAGCAACAACATATTTATGCAGTGGTTCGAGTTCTTGTGGGAATGTGAACTGTATGACCTCGTCTAAGTTCTCAAATTGACTTCCTAACTTGATAATTTCAGAAGATGGAGCACCATTCTCTGCAATTGTAATATTTATCATTTAATCACCCCTTTTTATGCGTATGAATAAATAAATGTACCACAAACATAGCCACTTGAGACAGTGCCGTGCATTGCAGTAAGTGTCCAATGGTTCACCGTGATGTCTTCTGTGACAGGATAAAAACGTAAGGTTAAATCAATGTTTTGTGTTTGAACAGGTATAAACATATTAATACTTGGGGCTTTATCGGTCGGGAATCCTTCCCACATATACCCCATCGTATTGTTTCCGACGGGTGCTGTAATATTTCCATCCCAATTCAATTCAACTAGTTTTAAGCCCTCGTTATATCTATATTTTAGTGTAACACCACAAGCATTCTTGCCACATGACTTCCACTCGCTCCATGTGTTCGCGTTGTTCATATTGTCAATCTGTGTTTTAAATTTCTGTAATTCCTCCTCGAATCGCTCCTGTGAGCCTGTGCTTGTAACGTATCCACAATACCACTTATCGCCTCTAACATCGTTGATGTCTTTTTGCACAAGTGATGTTGCGCCTCTGCTGACTTTGACAAATGCTATAATCAATTGATATACTGAAGCCGTTCTTGAGGGAACGGGATATCTTGAATCGCTTCCACCCTTTACAACTTTTACATAGAATTGACGGTCTGTTAAGTTAAATTCGATGGCGATAGCGTCATATCTATCATAAGTGCCGTTTGCATTATCAATAGTTAACTTCTTTTGTTCATTTAAAGGATAAAAAGCACCATTGATACACGCGTTACCTGTGCCTACTGTAACATTCATTGAATTATCTGCCATTACCCAAAAGTCGTCTGTACCGAAAATCCCATTCGTAAAGAAACTTTTAAACATTTTTCTAAAAGAAGCGCTTGACATTGTTCTATCATGGTTTATTGAATCGAATGGAAATCCTAAATTATCTGTAGCCATATTATAAATTATCACTCCAATCTACATTGCTTGCTAGTGGTGCTCCTAGTGTCGGAACTGCCACCATTCTTCCGTGCTCATAAATTTCATTAACCGAAACCACTCTATCATTACTTTTAATGTTCCAAAAATCTAGCCTACTTGTTACAATATCGCCAACATCATAATCGACAGGATAATTATATGTCCCGTGCGTTCTGTCTTCCTTTTCAAGCGACTTTACAAGGGATTTTTCTTTGAGATTGCTTTCTCCTCTCTGCTTAAGGCTTTCAAGGTATTGTGAATCGCTTAAATCGTCCTTTGAGATATCTGAGCCGTTTATAAATGTTTCGCGCCTGTCTAATCCTGTTAAACTGTCATCCCCACAAATAACAATTTGACGGCTTGAGCCTTCGCCCTGTCCACCTACGTAACAAACATTACTATAATTTTGACTGTTTGCGTTATAGTCTGCTTTTGAAATGTCACCGTTACGTTGAGAGAAAATTACACGTGGTCGGTCTCTCTGTTCTTCCGACTTGTCCAAACCTTTATATGTTTCAAAATAAAATACCTTTTCATCAAAGTTAGGTACTAACCTAAAGCCGATATTAGAAGCCTGTGACAACTTTTCAATATAAGTAAGTGTATTCTTATATGTGGCTTGAAATTGTATCTTTTCTTTAAATCCATTTAACTTCCCAAGTCTAACTCGTGGCATATCTGCAAGTGTCACAAGTTCGCGCATTGCTTCTTCAACATTGCCGTTAAAATTAAAGGTATTCTTTATGAGTCTTCTAGCGAAGTAACTTTCAGCAAACCTTCCAATAACTTTTACATCGCTACTTGTTGCAGTCTGTTCAATCGTGATACCTTCAATAACGCCACAATTCTTTTTGCCTTGAATCCATATGAGATTATCAAGTTTAGTAAGTTCAAGGGCTTTTGTGTTGATAGGAAAATGTACTTCAAAACTGCCACAAGTATTATAATTTCTAATCCACTGCACCGAGTAAGCATTTTCGATAATCCCTAATAGTTCCATACCCCTATTATATATTCTTAATTGCATATCTTACCCCCTCAAGTAACTGTTTTTAAAAGTTATTGACACGCTTAAGTTGTCAACGCCACTTTTAGCAGTATATCCGATATGATTTACCCCGTGTTTTAATCTGAGGAAGACAGAATCCGATGTAAGGTAGTTGTTAATATTTGTTTTAGAACCGTCAACATCAAGAAGATATACATGACAGTTATTCAACTCTGTTGTAATGAGTACTTTTTGGTCGGTGCTTAGTGTAAAGTCTTTAATCCCATCTACTCCTAGCGTTAGGCTTTCCCCTGTTTCTTGCAGTGAGATGGAAGGGTTGGCTACTGCTCCATTAGTTGCCATTAAAATAGACATAGACGTTTCAGCACCGTTTTTATTTAAAATTTCAATGTTTTGTGTTTTAACAATTTTGGAAATTTCCTCATCTCCTGTGAACTCGTGGGGAAATTCAAAAAGCGAGTCAATATAAGCCATGTCTAACTCGTTATCCTCTATATCATGGAAATGTGGGTCGGCACATAGCAATGATATCTGAGTAGTACGCTTTTGAAACGTTCCATCTGTTCCTGTCAACTTTTCGACTGTATAGTTGATTTTTCTTCTATGCACTCCGTCGTCATAAGTAAGAACTCCGTCACATGAAAAAATGTTGTCCAATATTTCACGGTTACGAGCGAATCCATCAATATCAGCCACGGTTATAACGATATTTCTTTCTTTGAGTTTTGAACCGATAACGGTTGAACCGTCAACGTTTCCGTTGTCTTGAGTAGTCACGTTATACTCATAGTTATAGATACCATCGCAATCAATAAGAAGAAAAGGAGAGATAGAAGTCTCTCCAAAGTTGATTGTATAGCCTAGTTCATTAGTGCATGATATTGTTCTAATTTCTCTATTCTTCAAACTCCTATACCCCCTTAAGTTTTAAGATTAATTCTCTATTTGCGTTACGTGTCTGTCGTGCCACTTCGCTAGGGTCTAACTGTGTAGGACTATTGACGTTCAATGTCTGATATACATTGCCGTTATTTCCTCCATAATTGCCGTCTGAGCCACGTTTTAAATTTGTGATATCTTCATTGTCCATCTGCGTTTTGACTCTCTGAATCGCTCCTAAGCCTACAGGAGCGCTTTTTAATGGATTAAAGCCATCAATAACTTCACCATTGAATTCATCTATATCCTTTTTTACGCTTGATAATGACTCGATGATACCTGTTCCGATACCTTGACCGATAAATACTCCGACCATGTCTCTCATAACCCTAGATGGTGAGTGAATGCCTAGTGACTTCTTGAATTTGTTAACAATGCCACTTGCAAATTCTCCAATCTGTTTTGCAATCCAACCACCCATGCCCGAAATACCGTTCCATATACCTTTTACAATGTCTTTACCAATTCCAAGCATTTTTGATGGTAGCGTTCTAATGGCACTCTCGATAGCACTAGCAATTTTCAACATTGCAGAACGTCCGAGGTGTCCTAGTCCTCCGATTGTACCCGATAGGCTATAGACTGATGACCTACCTAAATTCATAAGAGAAGATGGAAGGTTGGATAATCCTCCCTTAACTGCGTTTAATAAGCCTTGACCTGTGTTCTTGATAGCGCCAAACATTGATTTTAAACCATTGCCAAGCCCTTTTACTGCGTTAGAACCAAGTTGTAACCAATTGAACGCTGACCATACATTCACAATAGCCATTATGATTTTAGGAACGTTCGCAATTAAAACAGGTATAGACTGTATAATACCAATAACCAATTTACCGATTAACTTAGCGCCACTCGTTAAAATAGTGGGTGCGTTGTCATTAATCACGTTTGCAAAAGTGCTCACAATTGTAGGAATCTTTGCAATCATAACAGGCAATGCACTAATGATACCGTCTGCCAACTTGTTAAGCATTTCAAAGCCACTCTTGATGAACGTTGGCGCTTGCTTTGCGATGTTACTTGCGAATTTCTGCACTGCGTCAAGTATCTGTGGCATATTGTTCATTCCGTCTGTAACAATCGTAAATGTTGACTTGACTATATTTCCTAACATAGGTATCAAGTTACCACCTACAAAAGTACCTAATGACGTTACAAGGTTACCAAATGTCTGTTTTACGTTTCCTCCTGTTGATAGACTGCCTAGGAAATCACTCCAAGAAGACTTCATCATATTAAATGAACCACTCAGGGTTGTACTTGCTTCTTTCTGCGTTGTATTTGTAATCTTAAGGTTTTCTTGTATTGCATGGATTGCTTTAAATACATCACTTAAATTGTTTATGTCATAGTGTACGCCTGTTAGTTTTTGAGCGTCTGAAAGCAATCGCTCCATTTCTTGCTTCGTGCCACCATACTAGACACATATTCGTTACAACTCGCTAGATTGTAACCGTCTTTTTTTAGACTGCTCTATATCACTATAGAGATTAGACTATATTTTATATAATAATATATCCTAGCCCTTCCACTCGCTTGAGTGTACTCTACTCCATTAAAAAACACCATTGTAAGGTGTCTTTTCTGTTTCGATAGTCGTTACACGTTCCTATATTCCTATAGGCTTCGCTCGGTATTGTCTTATTAAAAAGAGTTTCACCGACTTCGCTAGATTTATACTCGGCTATGGATTTTCAACCGAGTTTCAAGTTGTCCAACATTACGTATTGACCACGTGCGAACCCTTGATATGCGTTTTGGATTAAGCCCATGTCCGTTCCGAACTTGTTAGAGTTGTCCGACATGTCCTTCAATGCAGTGTTAGCAATCTCAACTGCTTCTGCCGTATTACCACCACAAGAACGAACTAGAGCACTAGCAAATGAGGTTGCTTGCTCCATGTAAACGTTGGCGCTTGTTCCTGTGTCTCTAAATGCACGGCTCGCATAACGCTTTAACTTTTCGGCACTTGAGCCAAAGAGAGTTTCAACGCCTCCAATACTCTGTTGTAGTTTGCCCCCTTCTGTAAGAGAATTTCCAACAATCTTTCCGAGTGCTCCTGTCGCTAAAACTTTCGTAAGGGTCTTAACTACTCCACCACCTAATAAAGAACCACCATGAACACCATTTTCACTCATGGGCTTTTCAATAACATCTTTAATAGATGAGGTTATGCCTTTGGCACTCGGTACAATCTGTATATACGCTTTCCCTAAATCTGTAGCCATCTACCGTTCCTCCTTTCTGAGGAGTCGGCTTCTTGCCTTGTTAAATTCCTCAGCGCTTTCGAAGCCGTCTTCCTCGTGTTTCTGTGTGTCTTCTTCAAGTAATTGTGAAAGGATTGATATTGGTTTGTTTCTGCCGTGTTCTGCGTCCTCTGTTTTAGACCACCATAACTTAGCCAAGTAGTCGCAAGCGATAGCGTTTAGCATTGTGTCCATCGTTGTCTTCATACCGTTTAATTTTAGTTTAAAACGGCTATTATCCTCTAAGCCATCAACTAAAATAAAAATGTATGATGGCTTATAGTCGTGATAGTCGTAAATGCTGTAATATTGCGCTAAATCGCATATAATCTCATGCTTATACGCTCTCAGCCATATAGAGAGCACTATTAGTTTTTTACTTCTGTATCTCCTACGTTTGTACTCATGATATCATTCATTTCATAACCGATTCTTTTTGCTGAAATAGTGCCGTCTTTTCTTCTACAATGTTCCTTTAGTCTGTTGTAGCCTTCTTCACCGATTAGTTTGATTAAGAGTTTTCTTGCTCCTAATCCTGTTTCCTTGATATCCTCATACATTTCTAAAACTTCATAATCATCAACTAACTTAGTGTCCAATTCAAACTCAAAACCTGTTTTTGTCTTTCCTTTTACAACTGCCATATAATTATGCGCCTACCTTTTTAATGTATTCTTTATGGTACGAACCATCGTCGTAACCTACTTCACATGAGTATTCAACCTCATATTCAATCGTTTTGTTATCTACATAAGTGACATCCGAAGTCTTAGTTACTTTACAACGTGGGATGACTGTTCTTTTTAATACCTTGCCTTTGTTTAAAATCATATCAACAACAATCATCTTTTCTTCTTGCATGTTAGGCGCTACATTGATTGTAATACCTGTTTCAAGTGTTCCTGTGACTGCCTTTTCACCGTGGTATTCTTTGAGTACTTCTTCGTTTAATGCTTCAATATATTTTAATTTAAAACCATCTGAGAAATCACCATCGAGGTGCTTTACAACAATGCCTCCCCATGCCTTAACAGGCTCAGATTCCTCCGACTTAGTAAATGTAATCCCATCTTCTGAAACGTAGCCGCAACATTTAAATTCTTTCCCTAACTCTGCGTCTGCTGTGGTTGGGGGTGTTGTTGTAGTTGGTGCTTTAAAAACTGAGCCTGTGATTTTTGGCTTTGCTTCTGAGACATTCTCTTTGTTATTCTTATTTACTGCTGTTGTGCCTGCCATATCTTTAAAACCTCCTTTATTTAATATACCAAGTCATACACGGCTTGATATCTGTATTTTTTGGTAGTCGTATCAGTATAGTTATAATCACTGTTTAACTTACTGAAAGAAATCTCGGGCTTTTTGATAATATCGTCCATAGCCTCTTTTACACGCTCATTTAGTTCGGCACTCTCTAATAATGTAGTTCCGTAACTTTTTAACGCTATTGTTGCGTGTCGTGTAAAGTTCTCCACATATGAACCTAGTTTTTCGATAACTACGTACGAGCCATCTTCTGCGTCTTCTTCCTGTCCGTAAATTGGAATCCCTAGTTCTTTTGTAAGATATTCAATCAGATATGCTTCAATAATTTTAGTGCTCATGTTTTAACCTCTCCTAGTGTTAGCCATTGCTTTTAATAATGTATTGTTTTTTAAATTGTCATAGTAAGTTTTAGCGTCTGCGCATGAAACCTCAGCGTTAGCACGTGTGCGTCCTGTCATGCTATCAACTTTATATGCGCCTTCTGCGCTACTTGCGATGTGTTGTGCTGTCTCGTCCAAGACTGCCTTCATCTCTGCACTCTGCATAATCTGCTTTACTCCATCCCTGTTTAATTCGAATTGATAGTTACTCATAGCGTTCTACAGTCACCTTCTTATTCCAACATAAAGGAATATTTTCTTCAATACCTTCTATAGGAATGCCGACCGTGTGCCATTCATGACCGAAAAACTCGACAACTGCATTATCCCAATTGTGGTTGTCACCTTTGGGAATTGCTAGTTGGTATGTTGCTTTCCTTTTATCCGTTTTAGTAGAAGTTGGGATATCAGAAGCGTTGACAGGTGCTACCAATACATTACTTACTTGAATAGGTTTAGTCTCATATACACTATGATTGAATCCATCTATACCTGTTTTAGTCTTCTCATACAACGTTATTGTAATGCCTTTTATTAATGCCATAAGTCAATAAAAAAGCCTTGAGCCTTTTTGGAAATACCTAATCGCTTTAGTTCGTTGTTTAAGAAGTAAATATCATCCCCAGGGTTTAAGTATGTACCCGATACGGTATAGCCCATTGCGGACTGTGAAAACTGCTCCAATGGTGCTTCTGCAACCTCGTTTGTATGCATTGCCCTTTTTACGCTTGCAAGTACTACCATTTTTGCTACGTATTTTTTAGCCTCATCTTTCAAAATGATAATATCTAAATTATAGCCCCTATTAGAAGCCTCCGCCCTTAAAAGGGAGGAAGCGTACATTAATAGGGTTTCAACACGCTTTTTTTCAATATCTGAAAGATGAACGCTATATGCTTCTTCGTATTCTTCCGTTGTCGCTAAAGCACTGTTCATCCTCATCTACTCCTTATGCAGTGTGTTTTTTAACAAGTACAGTATTAGGACGTGAAATCATATAACCGTATACGTCACGTCCCTGGATGGCACTTGCTCCAATGTGTTCACCGTCATATAAATTATTAACGCTGATTTTAACTGCCCATTCATCTACATAGTGACAGAAGATACGGTTACCTAAAACAAAGTCCACTGTTTCATCTGTCATGTTGTCACATTCGTAAACAGTGATACCACCAATTTTGCCGACAGCGCCTGTCTGCACTACTTCGTCACCTAATGCGGAAGCCTTGATAAAATCGGGAGACTTTAAAAGTAAAGCGTAAGTGTCGGGAGAAACTGCAAGCCATAGCTCAGATGTCTGTAAGTGTTCCTTTCTTGCCTGTGTTCTAGCGTCAATGATTGCTTCATAGATAGTTGTTTTAGTAAGTGCCTTAGTGTCTGCAATGGCTGTTCCGCTTGTGATTAATTCGTTACATAAGTCTGTATCAATCTGTAAAGCCATTGAATATCCCGAAGAATCAAGTCTTTCTGCGATTAATTTGTCGGGAACGGCTTCTGCAACATATCCGTCAACTAGTTCATTTACTGCGTTGTCGTGGTCGATAACAAGTGTTTTGTAAGTAGTGCTAGAATTTGTTAATGATGTGCCGTTGACCTTGTCATAAGCGTTAACGGCTACTTCTGTATCTCTAACAGGAATCTTGACTGCTCCACTTGTTGGTGTTCCTTCATAGTTTCTATTAAATAAGTTGATAAATAAAGAAGTTTTTCTCTGTTTAGCAAGTACTAAACTTGAGTATCTTTCCTGTAGCTCTGTGTTCTGTGCCATAAATAAATAATCCTCCTATGTAATTAAACTTTTAAATTAGGGTTTAACTCCATGAAGCGCTTTTCTACTTCGCTCATAGTTGCACCCTGTGAATTTGTGCCCTGTGGGGCAAGTGGCTTTCCTTCTTCTTTTGGTTTAGGTTCTGCACCTTTAGGAGTAAACATACTTGATAACGTTTTGGCGCTCTCTGCAAGTTCTTCTTCTGTTTCTCCTTTAAGATAATCAGTAACCCCAATAGGTAAGCCATTAGCAAGTGCTACTTTTGTTTTGAGTGTTCCAACCTCATAGCCTTTTACTTTTGCCATAAGGTCTTCCTTTTCTTTTTCTAGTGCACTGTATTTTTCATTGTCTGCTTTAACGCTTGCTTCGTATGTTTCCTTCATTTTCTGCACATCCTCAGCACTCATAAAGCCTTCGTATTTCTTCTCTGCTCTCTCTAATCTTTCTCTAATAATTGCGTCAAGTTCTTCTTGAGTTTCAATAACTTTAAAAGCCATAATTTTAAATCCTCCTACGTTTTACCGTGCTAGTTCACGTACAAAATTAATAAAATACTTTCTGCTTTTTCTTTCTACTGTATTTATTGCAAGCCCATAGAGCCAAAATAGTAGAATCAAGTAAAGCAATGTCTACATCATCCATGATTGACCTATACCCAAAGCCTCCGTTTGTGCCGATTGCTCTTTTTTCTGAGTTAGTAGCAACCTGTCTCAATGAGGGCTGTCCAAAGTGGCACAACGTACCATCGTTTATGGACTTTTCAAACTGTGCATTGGCTTCAATAACTTCTTTTACTTTTGGCAATGTGACAGGCGTTTTTATGTTGGCGTCTTTTAAGTTTTCCTCGAGGACTGCTTGACCGTTTGCACCGTCAACAACGATACGTTTTACATCTGCATGTCTTAGGAAATTAATAATCCAATCGTTACCGTCTTTTACCGACTTTCTGTTGACCACGTCAACAAGGATGCGTTTTTCCTCTGTTAGGCAAGCGACCGACATACAAACACTATTACCATCTTTAGCATACTTTATACCAACGTATAACTTACCTGTTAGATGTGGCACGTCTTCAATCTTCAAGTTATCCCATTCCCTTTCAAGGATGGCTGACTTCTGATTGTACTTGAGCCATAGACCGAACCTCTGTATATTAAAGTCTACCTCGTCGCTAGAATCCTCAGACGCTACCGAACGTTCCTTCAAGGTCTGACCTAATGACGGATTGCACATATACCATATGTCCTTTTCCTTGACATCTGACATTTTATCTACTGACCATTCAGCCCAACCGCAATTCTGAGCCTGTCCACTTAGACATGACTCCCTCAACTTTTCGAAAACCGTACCCGAGGAGACCGCGGTTGGGGGTGTTCCACACATAAGGGTCTGAGGGTTGTCCGATGATGTAACAACATACTGTAATGTTGATTGCTGTTCATCGGTATATTCCTGTGCCTCGTCAATAATTAAAAGGTCGAAACCTTCACCTAGTCCACCTTTAGAAGTTCTTGTTCTAAAGTTGATAGTACCTTCTAACTCGTCAAGCATTGTGATGGTCTCAAGTCCATACTGAGCCGTTGCAGTATAAGCCTTGTTATATTTTTTGGCTTTGTCGGCTCTCTTGACTTCTTCAAAGCCGTTTTCATCTAGCGCCTTCTTTAACTTTTCCCATGACGCATGGGATGTAGGCGTTCTATGTGCAGTATGTAAGATTCGCTCACCATGTAGAAGCCCCCAAAGTTCCCTCATAACGAGTAACTCGGACTTCCCATTTCTTCGAGGGATGGAATATCCATACTTCATATGTTGCCATTGCCCCTCGTTGTCAATTGCCATAATATCCATCATCTGAATTTCTTGCCATTCCATAGCCGTATTTTTAGTGTTATTGTATAAGTCAATAGCCTGTTGACCTAAACTATTTTCATATGGAATGATGTAACTATTAGTAGGGGTCTGTTGTCCTATTCTTTTTTCTTCTGACATTTACATATACCTCCTACCTGTCAATTCATCGGTATCAAACAATCAATTGACACCACCTCGCTTTACTGCATAATATATTTATTCTTTTGAGTTCTGAGCGTCTTCTATTCTATTCTTAGCAATGTTAAAATAGTCTTCGCCTTTCTCTATACCGATGAAGTTTCTATTTGTATTCATACACGCTACACCCGTTGAACCACTGCCCATTGTGAAGTCTAAAACGGTGTCGCCCTCATTGCTGAAAGTCTTTAATAAGTCCTCTAGTAGTTCCGTTGGCTTCTGTGTTGGGTGTACTGACTTATTAGATGATGGCTTAGCATACTGAAATACATTACTTTTGGACTTTGCTCCATTTAGATTAAATGTTGATGGATAATCTACTTTATTAGTATTCTTGAGCCATTCATAAGGCTTTTGAAAATATCCTGTTTCTTGTAACTTTTTATAATAACGTTCCGACGGAATAGCAAATTGCCTTCCGCCTCCAAAATAATGACTTGCCATGCTTGAGCACCCTAGCAGTTTATTAACCTGTGGAACTGTGAGACCTGTCTTTTCTAGTTCCTGTTTTAAATAATCACGGGCGGGGCTTTCTGCATATACTTCATCGCCATAGACCTTCTTTTTAAAGAGCAACATGACCTCGATATACTGCAAACAATTCTTCTTAGCCCCTAGAACGTTGCCACTGCAATTTTTTAACCAATACATAGGATAAGAAAAAGGCATGTCCACCGTCTGTTTTGTAATCAACTCGCTTGTAAATGGTTCTTGTGAAAATAGAATGCATTTACCATTAGGGCGTAAAACCCTTGTACATTCTTCTAGCATTTTCTCAGTATCTAAAGCGATATCCCATTTTCCAATTTTGCTTAGACTTTTTTTGTTCCTGTTGTTGCCTGTGTCCTGTCCAAAGTCTCCGTACATCGTGCCGTATGGAGGGTCGCATAAAATCAAGTCTATTGAATTATCCTCGATGTTCTTGAGCCACTCCATGCAGTCACCTTTATATAACAAACTAGAAGCCATCGTTAATCGTCTCCATTTAATACATCAATGAGTGCCACAATTGCAACAATCAAGAAACAAATTAAAATGATAGCCACATCAATGAATGTTGGTAGAAATACAACCAGCCAACTAAAAGGGAACGCTCCAAAGAGTTTAGCAATAACGAAAATAACTGTAATTAAATTTAAAAATCCAAAGCCCATATGCTTTATATCCTCCTAAATTAATTTATTTCTATGTACATCTATAGTACACTTACAACGTTTATGTCTTTTAAATACTGTATTATCCATGTTAGGCGAGTAGTCATACGTACCGTCTAAACTTCTGCACCATTTGCAAGCGCCACTTTCTGCATGTCTTTCAACGACCTCATAATAGCCGAGGTTATTTAAGAATCTGACATTCTCTTTTATTGTGTCGTCTACACTTGAAAATGAATAATTTTCGATTGTGTCTGCGAGTTCCTGCTGTGTGTCCTCGAATTTGTTGAATCTTGAGAACTCTGAGCAAATACCGTCGATTCTATCTGTGTTAACTTTTGCCGTTACTCCCTTAAAAGGTACATCGTCCTTTATATTAAGTATCTCTTGGACGCTCTTTGCATAACTTGTAACTAGTGCGTGGTTATTCTTCAATAGAGGAGTTAGAACGTCTTCTGCAATGTGATAATATAATTTCCCATTGGGAAGGGTGCTTCCTGTCATATTCTTCTTGATAGCATAATTCAAAAAGTCGCTGACCTTCTGAGCGAATTGGTAGGAATCAGCATGAGAAACCGTGCCCTTTTCAACCTTTATTAGTAGCCTATTAATCTCTTTTGAACTAGAATATTTTTTCTTAAAATCCTTTGCCACTGCTTCAAGGATTGATGGTGAGACGTCATTATTCATCCTCAGTGCCCTCGTCTTCGTTGTCTGTCTTAGTTGGTTCTACTTCTTCAAGTAACTTGTTATATACAGGTGTATCGTCTTTAGACGCTTCAATACCTGTTAAGTCCTCAAGTGTTTCTTTGTCGAAGTATCCTTCTACTGCGTTGTTGATTTTAATAGCACCGTCACCAATACCACTTAGCATTGTGGCGTCAACTTCAAAAGTTGGCTTCCATCTAACATTTAGATTTGCGAACTGTGAACGTTTAAACTGCATATTACTTTCTAATGACTTAGCCAAGAAGGCTACGTTAATAATGCCAACTTCGAATGTTTCCTGTGCTCCTCTTGCCATAAGTCGCAAGGTCTCATGCGTTGCCTTGATAGCCTCAGCGCTTGATGGATTAGCAGTAGCAAAACCTAGGTCGTCAAGTGTTAAACCTGTCTCACCACTAAACATAGAAGCGAGAGTTTTTAACTGCTCGTTGTAAGGACTCATTGACTGTTGGATAAACTGTCCGACTGTCGGAGTGTTTCCGTCATCGTCTCTACCAAAAGCCATCATGGCGCTCATCACCATCTTCCACTTATCAAAAGTATCTGTATCGTTGTCTAAACCTGTGACCCATTTTTGAGGGAATGAGTAGAACTGTGCCGATACGCTCATAAGTCGCAATGTTTCTTTGGCGTCGTCTACGTACTTCATAAGTGAATCAGAAATCAGACTTCTACCAAAAGGTCTTGTAGCGTCGGGATTGTAAATAATCGGAACTAATAAAGGATAATCCAAGTTATTAACAATTTCACCCATAGGTTGCCCATCCTTGTAGTACTGCGTTTTGCCTTTAATGAAATAGGCTTCAAGTGTTGGCTTACCTGTGTAACTGTCTCTTTCTAGTACTGCATAGCCTTCATCTAGTAGCATTGTAGATGTGTCTATAACACCTGTAGCGTTGTAGCCGTCAATAACTTGTAGCCTTGCCGTGCCGTCTGTGTTTTGAGATATATAAACGAAATCACACGAAGAAATAATAGCCCCTTTAAACATTGTTTTAAAAAGTACATCACGGTTATTCCTCATGAAGATATCATTGACTAATAGTTCATCGTCATTCCCAAAAGCGCTAAACTGTAAACGATTAGTTAGCGAATCCACGGCTTTAGGAATCCAACCGACCTTCTTTGTGATTCTTTGCATTTGTGCATTTTCTGTTATTGCTTGTGAGTTGTCCATCCTATCTTTTTGGTTGTAATATTCGTAACACTTAGCAATCCTTGTTTGTTTGTCTCCTAGTAAACTTCTTAAATAGTCTATTCCTTTATATTCCATAAAAACCTCCTAAATTTAGCGTATAAGCGCCATTTTAAGCGTTGCTCATACTTATTCATAATATTGTTAAAAGCCTCTTAAACAGGCTATATTTGGCGTATAGTGATATTTTTACGAGAAATTTGTATA